TCTATAAGACTTATTGAAGAATATGGAAAAAAACACGGATATAAATTTCAGCACGCCGAGAATGGTGGGGAAGTTCATATAAAAGAATTGGGATATTTTTTGGACGCTTATGATAAAGACAAAAACGTTGTATTGGAGATAGATGAAGATCGACATTTCAGTTTGGGTGAGTTAAAAGAATCTGATGTTATTCGTCAATCAGAGATTGAACAGAAATTAAAATGTAAGTTTATAAGGATTCGTATATGAGTCTTATAAAATTGAATGCTGACTATGAGGTGGCGACGCCCAGTGGATTTCAGGACTTTTATGGGATTCGCAGTTTGGATAAAGAGAATCATTTATCTATAGAGTTATCCAATGGAAAATTTCTAAAGTGTTCTCTAACACATCCGTTCTTTAAAAATGGAAAAGAGGTTTTAGCAAATACTTTAAAAGTAGGTTCTACTGTGGATGGGTGTGATGGAACGTTAGTTTCGATTGTTAATATAGACAAAAACGACTCCTCAATAACTCTTTACGATTTAATAGATGTTAGTGGAGGAAACATCTTTAATGTTGATGGCATAGTATCTCATAATTGTGATTTCACTACCACGGGCCACACAGTTCTTGAAGTAGAAACGTTGAAGTGGGTAAAGTCTGCGGGGATATCAGACCCAATTGAGAGAAGATGGGTGGATCAGTCACTGTGGATATGGCAGCCTCCGGATTATTCTCGTTCATATCTTGTTTGTGCCGACGTTGCTCGTGGTGATGGGAGAGATAAGTCCGCTTTTCATGTATTGGATATGGCTAGCATGGAACAAGTAGCAGAGTTCAAGGGTTTGGTAGACACTAAAGGATATGGAAATCTTCTTGTTAGTATAGCTACCGAGTATAACAATGCTATCTTAGTTGTAGAGAATAACAATGTAGGTTGGGCAACATTGCAACAGATAATAGACATAGGTTATCCAAACACTTTCTGGAGCAGCGCAGATTTGCAATTTGTGGACCTCGAACGTCAGGTTTCAAATAAGTTAAATAGAACTGAGAAAAATATGGTTCCTGGGTTTACTACAACTACTAGGACTAGACCTCTTATTATCTCAAAACTTGAAACATATTTTAGGGACAAAGCTATAAAAACAAACTCCGTCAGGCTTTACGAAGAACTTTCGGTATTCATATGGAATGGAAGTAAGGCCGAGGCCATGACTGGATATAACGACGACTTAGTTACGTCGTTAGGTGTGGGATTATGGGTCAGAGATACCGCTCTGAGACTTCGTGCTGACGCTGGAGAGTATCAGAAGGCTTTAGTTGATGGTATTAACAAAACTGGCGGCGGCGAACCTGTGTATCGAAGATCCGTTGATAGAGGCCGCGAGTATTGGGTCATGCCATCTGCGGCCGGATCTGTATTTTCCAGCAGTCCAGGATCAAGAAAAACTGAGGATCTAAAGTGGTTGTTATAAACAAACGTCACTATTTATCCACATACAGTAAATTATGATTGACTCAGATAAACCCATCGATTTAAAATCACGAAGTCTTTATTCAAGGCTTAAACGTCTGTTTTCTACAGATGTGATAGTCAGGAACGTCGGTGGAAAGATGCTCAAAATCAAGGATACTGACCAAGTGCAGTATGCAACTGATAGAAGTTCTCTTAGAGATAGGTTCAATAGAATAAGAACATCTGGTTATAATCAATATGGAAGAGATTTCAATCTTGCATATCAAGCTTCAAGATTAGAACTTTTCAGAGACTACGATACGATGGATATGGATCCAATTATCGCATCGGCGTTGGATATTTACGCCGATGAATGCCTAACTCATAATGAGATGGGATTTGTTCTAAACATCAAAGCCGCAGACAATAACATAAAGAAAATACTTGAAAATTTGTTTTATGATATTCTAAACATAGAATTTAATCTTTGGTCATGGACAAGGAATATGTGTAAGTATGGAGATTTCTATTTGAAGATGAACATCTCCCCCGAGTATGGTGTTTATTTGGTTGAACCAATTTCTGCATACAATGTGGTACGGGTAGAAAATTCTGACCCTTTGAACAAAAATTACGTTCGTTATCAGATTACCACGCCGGCAGGTGTAATGGAGGAATTAGAGAACTATCAAGTCGCACATTTTAGACTAATATCTGACAGCAACTTTCTTCCATATGGAAAATCTATGGTTGAGGGAGCTCGACGGGTGTGGAAACAGTTAAGTTTGATGGAAGATGCAATGCTTATTCACAGAATAATGCGAGCGCCTGACAAGCGGGTTTTTAAAATTGACGTTGGAAATATTCCTCCGTCGGAAGTGGATAATTTCATGGAGAGGACTATCTCCAAGATGAAAAAGATTCCATATATGGATGAGAACACTGGGGATTATAATTTGAGGTTCAATTTACAAAACATGGTGGAAGATTTTTATCTCCCTGTCCGTGGAAGCGACAGCGGAACCAGCATAGAACCTCTTGGTGGGATGGAGTTCACAGGAACCGAAGACATAGAGTATCTCAGGAATAAGATGATGGCTGCTCTGAAAATACCTAAGGCGTTTTTGGGATATGAAGAAGATTTAAGCGGAAAAGCTACATTAGCATCAGAGGATGTTCGTTTTTCTAGGACCGTCAATAGAATTCAGAAAATTTTGACATCTGAACTTACTAAGGTTGCTGTTGTGCATCTTTATTCACAGGGATACACTGATGCTAACTTGGTTGATTTCACATTGGAATTGACAAACCCATCGACAATCTTTGAGAAGGAAAAGATAGATATTTGGGGAAGTAAGGTGGGTGTGGCTAAAGACATGATGGAGAATAAACTATTTTCTAAAGATTGGATATATAAGAACATATTCAATATGTCTGATGACGATATATTGACTTCCAGAAATGAAGTTGTTGGTGACGTCAAACAGTCTTGGAGATTTAAACAGATCGAGGAAGAAGGAAATGATCCTGCTGTATCTTTACAGAAAGTTAACGCTGAGGGAGAGTTGGAAGATGTTGGTGGCGACACAGGAGGTTCATCCGGTGGTTCATCCGGTGGGTTCTCCGGTTCGGATGAATTCTCACCTGACGGTGCGGAGGGTGAAGGTGGAGATGAGGAGGCCGGTGAACTTCCGCCGGATGACGGTGGGGATCCTCCCGAGGGAGATACTGGCGAAGAACCGCCATTGACAGAGAAGAAGAAACCCAGAGCATCTCAAGCGGGAATTAAGAAGGCGAGCGATTATCCATTTGGGGAGGATCCTAGAGGAAGGTTGGAAAACAACTCTGTGAGCCGTGTTGATCCCATTAGGCACAAGTTTTCTAAGGGAAGTCCTCTAGCACGGGAGTCCGTGGACATGTCGAGACTCAAGAAGTTTATGGATATCACCGCAGAATCCAATAAAAGGTCGTTAATAAGAGAGTCTGTTTCCGACGGAAAAACAAAATCTCTTTTAGATGAATCCAATATTTTAGACGGATCGGTGATATAAAAGGGTAAATAGTGAAGTATTTATTAAATTTTGCTCAATCCAATCATATTTATAATTTGAGGTAAACTCGACAATATGCAAAAATCAAAACATTCAAAGTTCAAAAATACAGGGATATTGTTTGAATTGCTAACACGTCAGCTTACCGCTGAGATTTTATCGGATAAAAAGGAATCTAAGGCCAGAGAGATTCTTTTCAAATATTTTAAAGAATCCACAGAACTCGGTAAGGAGTGGGAACTCTACAATTTTATCGTCAACGAACAGTTTTTGGATGATAAAAAAGCGTCTAGAGCGTTGGATGTGGTGCTCAAGGCTAGAGACAAATTAGACAACAGAAAACTTTCTTCTGAAAAATACAACCTTATAAAGGAGATTCGTGAATCATACCCCATAGAAAGTTTTCTGAAATCTTCTATCAAAAACTATAAAGTATATGCTTCGGCGTTTAAGGTTTTTGAAAGTCATGTGAGTTCCACCAGGTTTGACGTTTCGGAAGTTATTCAAGCGAAAGATTTCTTGATTGAAAATTTAGTTAAAACAAAAAACTCCATAACGGTTAACAGAGAGGATGCTCTTTTGGAGGAATATAAGAAACAGAGTGAGGATATCCGACTCTTGGCTTACAAGTTTCTGGTTGACAATCTAAACAAAAAGTATGATTCATTGAATTCCGATCAAAAATCTATACTTAGGGAGTATATAAACAACATATCCAATACAAATTCTATATCAACGTTTGTATTGTCTGAACGGGAGAAGCTCAAAACAAACCTTACATCCGTCTGTGAAAAGATCGATTCAAAAGTTACACAGATTAAGATTATGGAGGTTGTTAATCAGTTAAGTTCGTTAAATGTCCAAAAGGGTGTCAAGGATAGTCATGTGATGCTCCTTTTGATGTCGCATGAGTTATTGAAGGAGATAAACGCAGTCATACTCACATGAAAGATTTAAAACCGATAATTAAAAAGATTGTAGAGGAACTTCTCGCTGAGATGACTGCTACAAGCGCTGTTGCTGGATATTCTACACCATTTGCGTTTAGACGAGGTGGAAAGAATAAAGCAACCACATACATCGAAAAGATGGGATATAAGGTTTGTGGAACCGATGCGGAGAACAATGATGGAGAATCACTTGAGGACGGTGTTTTACTGGAAGACGTTCAGTATGATTCTTCAAAGGACATAAATGCTTTCAGAAAAAGTTTGTCTGCTGCTGAGGTTGGTTTGTCACAGAAATTTTCCGATTCCTTGAAACAGAAACTTCTTGGGAAGAACATAGAAGTCCAAGGAAGCAAGGGATATGGTCAGTTCAAAACTAAGTATGCTTTGAGGGTAGTAGATGTATCAGTTGAAGATTGGTATGGAAAAGAAGATTATCAGTTGATAATAACAGGAGAAGACAAGAAACAATATTTCGTTGATGTCACAGTCCCAATCAAAATCGTTGACGCAGCAACCAAATCATCAGCACCTACAGAGAAACCTGCTGTCGGTCAACCTTCTGTAAAGGGTTCTCCAGCAGCTCCAGCAGCTGTTCCATCTAAACCATCAAGCGAGTTGGATAAAGCCATCTCAAAGTAAAAATATGACCGAATCAATCAAAAAACCTTTGCTTCTTGAGTGTATGCAGTTCACCGTTAAGTC